GCCGCCAACCGTCTTAATCTCAACGAACCATGTTGAGCCGTCTGGCAGGCAGGCGATACGGTCAGATACGCCGCGATGGGCGGGGGACGTGAACTTGTACGTCCGACCGCCAATGTCCTCGACGCGCTTTTTAAAATACTGCTCTACGTGTTTTTCCAACATGGCTATCCACATAAGCCGTAACAAATTGTTTGACAACTCAGATGGCGCAATCTTAGTGTGGATACATCAACGCAAAGGGAGAAGGTAAAGTGCATTCCACTATTGTCGGCGGCTCGACCGCCAAACGCGTCATCTCATGCCCCGGCAGCGTGACGCTCGTCCAGAAAGTTCCGCCAGCGCCGTCAAGTTCTTACGCCGACGAAGGCACGCTGCTGCACGAAGTGATCGCCGAGATCATGCAAGACGGTATTGAACCGCGTAAATTTATTGGTCGTGAGTTTAACGGCATCACACTGACAGAAGAGCTGTACGGCGAGAAGCTGTTGCCCGCGCTTTTGCTGTTTGAAGAGTTGGACCCCGACGGCGAAATGGAGTTGATGATTGAAACACGGGTATCTTTTGGTCAGTATCTTCCTGACGTTTTTGGGTCTTGCGACATTCTCGGTCGCATTGGCAGCCGTGCTTTTGTGGTGGACTGGAAGTTCGGGGACGGTGTGCCTGTCATCGCCGAAGAAAACCCCCAGCTCCTCTTCTACGCCTCAGCCGCCCGCCGAACTGAAGAAGCCAAGTGGATTTTTAAAGATGTGGACAGCATTGAATGCGTCATCATCCAACCCACACGTGGTATGTCTCGCTGGGTGACAACACCTGACCGGCTTGACCGGTTTGAGCGTGACCTGAAACGCGCCGTCAAGATCGCTGGGCAGCCGGACGCACCGCTCAAGGCAGGCGCGCACTGCCGGTTCTGTGCCGCCAAGCCGATCTGCCCAATCCTGACCGGCGAGGTTGAACGTGCGGTTGTGACAACCTTGCAGGCGCTCGACGTTGACGAGCTGGGCTACTACCTGCACATGGCAAAGCGCCTTGAAGATTGGTCGAAAGACCTGCACAAACTCGCGCAGCAGATGCTTGAGAAAGACATCCCCGTCACGGGGTGGAAGCTCGTGCCGAAGCGCGCCACAAGACAATGGGTGGATGAAGAGCTGGCGAAAGTCGAGCTGTTCAAGCACCTAAAGGAATCCGACGTCATCGAAACCAGCCTGATCTCACCGGCCAAAGCAGAAACGCTGTTGAAAAAGCAGCGTATCCCTTTACCGGCTGATCTGGTTGTATCAGTGTCGTCGGGTAGCACACTGGCCCCAGAGGATGATCCTCGACCAGCCGTGCTCAACATCGGGAAGCAGTTGACTGCGGCCCTAGGTAAACTTGGAGAGTAAAATAATGTCGAATGAAGTATCAATGTTCTCGAAAGCCGGTCTTCCGGCTGTTGCAAGCCTGACAGACGCACTGCGTTCTATTCAGACTGACGTCGGCCCTGCCGGTGTTGCCATTCTCAAGATGGACAAGACCGGTCACTGGGTGTTCGGCGCTGACCAGACCGAAGTGCAGGAAGGCTCGACTTGGGCCATCAACCCGTTCTCTTTCGTCCACGGCTTTATTGCTTGGGGTGATGGTGAAGTTCTCGGGGAGAAGATGGTTCCTGTTTCTACGCCGTTGCCAGAGATGGAACCGGCGCACGCAAACGCGAAGCGTGGATGGGAACAGCAAGTCGGCATGTCGCTGAAGTGCCTTGATGGTGACGACGCGGGGCTTGAGTGCCGCTTTTCAACCACGTCCGTTGGCGGCAAACGCGCAGTGTCCGCGCTCGCTGTTGCCATCGCGACACAGGTTGAGACAGACCAGACAAAGCCTGTTGCAGTGGTGAAGCTCAAGAAAGAGCATTACCAGCACAAGTCGTATGGTCGCATCTTCACGCCTGTCTTTGAGGTCGTGAAGTGGATTGGCATGGAAGGCGCGGATGCGTCCGAGCCTGAATTGCCATTGGAAGAAGAAGCACCGCAGCCGACACGTCGCCGTCGCGCGGCTGTCTAAGTGAGCGACGTGGGCGGTTAAGCCAGCGTTCAAGGATGTTGCACACACGGTATTTTCTGGCTTTCCGCCGTGTCTTGTTGAGCAACCAAATTGACGCCCACGACTTTTATTAGAGAAACAACATCATGACAGAGTGTCTGACTTGCGGGCGTTTGTTTGCGCCTGAACGGGCGTGGCAAAAATATTGCTGCGATAAATGCCGGCATAACGCGCCGCGCAAGAAAATACACACGCGTGATTTTCAACAATCGCGGCGCAATATGATTAACGAGATAAAATTGTCAAAAGGCTGCGCGCGTTGCGGCTATAATGCACACGCTGCGGCGTTAGATTTTAACCACATCAACGGTCGTAAAAATTTTTCTATTAGCCAAGACCCTAAACGCGCTTGGGCCGATCTATCAAAAGAAATAGCCAAGTGTGAAATTTTATGTGCGAACTGCCATCGGATTCACACTTACGAATTGCGACACTGGCACACAAAACGAAGAAAGTTTATTTGTCATGACTGATATTTTATGGGCGGATACCGAAACTAAAAGTGAATGTGATTTGCCGGTGTACGGCGTGTACAATTATGCACAACACGCCAGCACTGAGCTGTTATGCTTAACTTATGCGTTTAACGATGAAGAGCCGCAAATTTGGTGGCCATCATCTGGAAAACTTTTTCCTGCACGCATAATTCAGCACATAAGAAGGGGCGGACAACTTAGATTTCACAATGCGGCTTTTGATAGACTTATATTTTGGTTTGTCATCTGTTCCGATTACGGCGTGCCTAAACCCGTGTTGGAGCAATTTTATTGCACCGCGACGCAAGCGCGCGCAAATTGTTCCCCCGGTGCTTTAGAAGATGTCAGTAGGTTCGCAGGGGCAACAATGCGAAAAGACCCCCGCGGCAAACAGCTTATTAGGCAATGCTGTTTACCGCCGTTTTCTACCGATCCTGAAATTTTAAAGCAACTTGGCGAATACGCTTTGCAAGATGTCCGTACAATGCGCGCCGTCAGCAAGGCCATGCGCGACTTGAGCATCCTTGAGCTGGCCGACTACCACACCAACGAGCGCATCAACGACCGTGGCGTGCTGATCGACCGCGAGCTGGTGCGTGCCGCACGTCGGTTTGCGAATGTTGAGATGAACGACATACACGACACAGTGCGTGAAGTTACAAACGGCGAGCTTGTGTCTGTGCGTAGCCCCAAGATGCGTCAGTGGGTGTATGATCGCGTCGGCCCGCGCGCCAAGCAGATCATGCAGAAGGACAACAAGACCAGCATCGACAAGACGGTGCGCGCCGGTCTGTTGGCGATGGAAGACCCCGACGAAGTGCCCCCGCACGTCATGGACGTCATCCAGTGCGCCGACGACATCTGGGCGTCGTCAGTCGCAAAGTTCCAACGGCTTGATAATCTTGCCGATCTTGACGATGACCGCGTGCGTGGTGCGTTCGTGTTCAACGGCGGCAGCGCGACAGGCCGCGCGTCGTCCTACGGCGCGCAGGTGCATAACTTCACACGCAAGTGCGCGAAAGAGCCAGAGGCTGTGCGTCAGGCGATGGTGCGCGGGCATGAGATCGTGCCGAAGTATGGCAAGCGCGTTACTGACGTGTTGAAAGGTATGCTGCGTCCGTCGCTGATCCCCGAGAAGGGCAAAGTGTTCGTCGTTGCCGACTGGTCGGCGATTGAAGCGCGGTGCAACCCTTGGTTGGCGAACGACCCGATGGCGAGAGACATTCTTGATGTGTTTGAAAACGGCGGTGACGTGTACATCAAAGAAGCCGCTGGTATCTTTCGCAAAGACGAAGCAAGCGTCGAGCCTGAAGAACGCCAGATTGGTAAAGTTGCGATCTTGTCGCTTGGCTATGGCGGCGCAGTCGGCGCGTTTAACAACATGGCCCGCGCTTACGGCATAGCTATGACGGAAAATCAAGTGAAGCGCATCGTTGACGCATGGCGTCGTGCGAATCTGTGGGCCGTCAACTATTGGAGCGCGCTTGAAAATGCGTATATGCGTGCGATCCGCAACCCGAAGCATGAGTTTAGCGCAGGGCGCGTCACGTATATGCACGATGGTACGCATTTATGGTATATCTTACCGTCAAAGCGCATCTTGTGTTATCCGTTCGCCAAGATCGAAGGCGATGAAGTCACGTATGTGAAAGCATCATGGAAGCCGGCGGCTGATGCAAAAGAATGGCCGCGTGCAAGACTGTGGCGCGGGCTTGCGGCGGAAAATATCTGTCAAGCTACAGCGAATGATTTGTTGCGTCATACACTCAGACAGCTTGACGATGTTGTGCTGCATGTGCACGATGAAGTCGTGGCGGAAGTGAATGAAGCCGACGCCGAAGCATACGCACAGCATCTTAAACAGGTCATGTGTACGCCGCCTGAGTGGGCGGCGGGTCTGCCTTTGAACGCCGAGGTCAAGATTATGGGGAGGTATGGCAAGTGAATTTTATTGATTATTTGACAAGCATTGCGCCTGAAGGCGAAACAATTTTGTTCGTGCGTCAGAAGCCGACAGGCGGCACGCATAGCGACGGCGCGTTGAAGTGCGTATGGCCTGCGTTCTTGCCTAAAGATTACAACGGCAAGCGTGCTGCTGCGTGGTATGCCAACACAGCGTGTTTCATTTTGGATCGTTTTAAGGACGGCAAAGTGTCTGCCGCCGCGACCAACTGCGAACGCGTCGCGTTCATGGTGCTTGATGACATTGACACCAAGTCCAAGACACCGCCGCTTGAGCCGACGTGGAAGATCGAGACATCACCTAACAACTATCAGTGGGGCTACACGTTCGCGCTTGATGAACAGCCGACCAAGGGCGAGTTCTCGGCAGCGATCATCGCTATTGCAGAGGCCGGCTACACTGACCGCGGCGCGATCAACCCCGTGCGTAACTTCCGCATCCCCGGCTCACTGAACCTCAAGCCCGGCAGAGACAACTTCGCCGCTGTGCTGACCGAGTTCCATCCCGAGCGTGAGTTCAGTTTGAAACAAATCTGCGACGCGCTTGGCGTCGTGCCGCAGGACGCCAGCACCGCGCAGATCGCCAAGCTGCATCTTGATGACGACGGCAACGATGATGTGCTTGCGTGGATGGCGGGGCGCGGTGAGATTGTTGAGAAGGCGAACGCCGAAGGTTGGGTCGGCGTTATCTGCCCGAACCATGCAGAACACTCGGACGGCAACCCGACAGGCCGCTATCACCCCGTCAACCGCGCTTACGTCTGCTTCCACTCCCACTGCGGCGATTGGAACAGCGAACGCTTCCTCGGGTGGGTCGCCGACGAAGGCGGGCCAGCGCGTAAGCATGGCCTCCGCGATGATCTCCTTGCGCTCCAAATGGAAGCCGCACTATCGAAAATTAAGCCAACAGACGCGTTTCCAGACGAAGCGTCGCGTGTCATCAAGCAAGTAGAACAAAAGGAAATGGGCCGTCTGGAAAAAAAGGATTGGTTCAAACGCTTCGCCTACATCCAATCCGACGACGCGTTTTTTGACATGGAAGAGCGCCGCGAGGTGACGCGCTACACATTCAACGCGCTTTATCGTCACGTCACCTGCGTGTCGATCCACAACGCCAAGCGCCGCATTGAGGCGGCGACGTGTTTTGACGAGAACCGTCAGGCGATGGGCGCTCACTCGCTTGTTGGCATCACTTACGCGCCGGGCGAGAGTGTGCTTGTGGCACGCGACGGGCTTGTTTACGGCAACCGTTGGCGCGACGCGCGGCCTGAGTATAGGGAAGGCGACATCACGCCATGGCTCGAACACTGCCGCGCACTTGTGCCGGAAGCCGACGAGCTTGAACACATTTTCAACATGATGGCGTTCAAGGTGCAAAACCCGAACATCAAGATCAACCACGCCGTGCTGCATGGTGGGGACGAAGGCTGCGGCAAGGACACAATGTGGGCGCCGTTCATCTGGGCCGTCTGCGGGCCTGATCTTAGAAATCGCGGGCTTGTAGACAATGACAGCGTGTCGTCCGCATGGGGTTATCATCTTGAGAGCGAAATCCTGATCCTCAACGAATTGAAAGAACCCGGCGCGCATGAGCGCCGCGCGCTTGCCAACAAACTGAAGCCGCTGATCGCCGCGCCGCCCGACATGATCTCAATCAACCGCAAGGGCTTGCATCCTTACGATATGGTCAACCGGATGTTCGTTCTGGCGTTCTCGAATGATCCCGTGCCGATCTCGCTCGCCTCACAAGACCGCCGCTGGTTCTGCATCTGGTCATCCAATCCGCGCATGATCCCGTCAGAGGCCGAGAAGCTCTGGGCGTGGTATAAGAACGGCGGCTATCAGGCGGTCGGCCATTGGCTCAAAACGCGCGATGTGTCGAAGTTTAATCCGGCAGAACCGCCGATGATGACAGAGTTCAAGATGAACCTTGTCGAGAACAGCATGAGCGTCGCCGAGAGCTATATCGTTGAAGCGATCCGTATGCGTAAGGATGACTTCGCCAAGGGCGTCATCGCCGCGCCGTTCCACGCGCTCTGCGACCGCCTGTCTGGTATCATGCCGCAAGGCGTAAAGGTTCCACAAGCCGCGCTTCTCCACGCGCTCAAAGAAGCCAAGTGGGTCAACATGGGTCGGCTTGGTGCGTCGGACTATCCGACGAAAAAGCAAATCTATTGCGCGCCGGAGCTGGCGTATTTACCGAAGTCCGATCTTAGGCGCATGGTCGAGACACCGCCAGAGGCAAGGCTTACAGTTGTAAAATAAAAAAGAGGCCGGTCGTGAGACCGGCCTTTAGTCTGCTGTATAGCAAGGAGTCAAACCTTTAGCACAGCACTCAGAAAAGCCACAAGCGCCGCAGATGCGATTGCCACAATCATTTGAACACGCTCCACCCTAAAAGCCCCAACAAACCGACAACAATAAACCACTCCATCACTTGCTCTCCTTTTGTTGAAGGGCGGCAGCAACAGACCATGTATGCCCATTCATTCTGTTAAGTTCATTTTGTAAATCATTCGCCAATGAAAGAGCCGAGTCACGCAATTGTCTTTCTAATCGCAACGCCTCACGCAACCGCTCAATCCCTTCGCGCTGTTTATCATTTTCGACGCGCAAACGCACAAGCTCCTGCACGGTCACGTCGTCGGCGTAACGCTTTCGGTCGGTCTCTAGCAGATTGTCATTTACCATTTCATTTCTCCCTCAAGGTCGCGGATCAGTATCCGGTAACGCTCGCCTTCACGGCTCTCGACGATTTGCCACGTCCCGTCCTCGTCGTCCTCATATCTGATTGTCCAGTATAACATTCGTATCGTCTCCCTTAGTTTGTTGAGCGGCAGAGGTTGCATCTCAACCGCATGGTGCAGCATGGTCCACAGTGTCCACAAGATCAGGCCGTAACAGACTGATCCGATCAGTATTGCCAGCGCGGTCATGCCCATTTGATTACTGGGTCCAATACCGCGCGGGCGTATTGCGCCGTCGTCTCGTCACGCGTCGAGAACGCGATCAGTTCAAGCGCCATGTAAAGACGCTCTGTCTCGGCCACCAATGCGGTTGCCGTGTAGTCACGCAGCAATAGCGTTGCCCTGATCCGCGCGCGTAACAATGCCTCGCTTGGTTGATCCGATACAATCGCCTCCACTTCATCCATCTTTATCGCCCCCGATGACCAATAGCGCGTAGCCTGCTATGTCTTTCCAGTGATCCGGTTCGTGCGGATCGCCGCACATGATGCGCGCGAGCTTGACCGCGATCATGTCCAGCGACTCACGTTGACGCTCGCTTGTGTCCATGTATGACGGCGCGTGACGGATCAAACGCTTAATCATCTGCGCGGTCTGCGCGGTCTGATCATAATTCCCATGCGTCTTTTTACGTTCCTGTAACAATTGCATCAACCGCCCCCATGCGTGTTAGGTGAAACGTGACGCGGTTCGTTTTGACGCTTAACGCGCGCCATTTGCCATGCCAGTGTGATTTACTGATCCAGCCAAGCGCCGCGTCGTCTTTTATGACCGCGTAACAGTCTAACCCATCCTCTAAAATCCGTATCATTTTGTCGCTCCCTTCATGTTGCGCGTGTATGTCGTGCCGTTCAATTTTGCCGCGTGCTTATTTGCGCCATGCAGAACCGTCGTATGGTCACGGTTACAGAACCGTCCGATTTGCAGCATAGAATAGCCAGCTTGTTTTAGCAGATAAAACGCTTCTTGCCGGGCTTCAACAAAACGCGGCGAACGACATTTGCCGACGATATCGTTAGGCGTCATATCGTGCCGCGTTGCGACGTCGTGCAAAATTTTGACGTATTGCCGCGCGTTAGGCTTCGGTGCTGGCAATGGCTCAGGCGCTGGCGGTGGTCGCCGAACGACTGGCGCGTGTTTTGTCACGGGCTCAGGCTCAGGCAATGGTTGCGGTCTGATCCGCTCAATTGGGATAGTAGGTCGCGCCATGCGCGGATCGCCGAGGCGCGTCCGTATCGCCTTGTAGTGCTCTGATAGCGTCTCGCGCGTCATCGTAACTGTCATAGTGCCCCCTTGGTATATCGTATTCGTCGATTACTAAATAGCAGAGTATTTCACTTGGATTGTCGGGATCAATCACGGGTTCAATCGTCATCATGGCGCGGCCCGTTCATCGTTACTGGCGTGATCTCGTGGATAAAAAATTCCGCGTCAATCTCGCCCCAATCTTTGAACTTGTATTTTAGCGCAAGCTCAAGCGCCTCGTCCTCATCCTCTGCCATGATCTCAATTTGATAAACTACGCTTGCGCGGATCGTGTACTCTGCACGCATGGTTAGTCCCTCCTCTCGTTTTGATTGCGCCTCATGGCAATCAGTGAGACAGCGCGCGCTTGGCACGCTGTCCTGACTGATTGTCACGCGGCGCGCCAAGCTACGCGTTCCCACGCGCCGGAATTAAACGCGCCGGTCAAGTTGTAATTTGAGACAATAAAAAAGACGCGCCGGAAATAATCCGACGCGCCGGTCAAGTTGTAATTAAGCGAAAGCTTCCTCTGGTTTGTCGTCGGTCAATTCATAGTTTTCGCGCATGTGCTTAGCTATTTCATACCAATTCACATCACTGATAAATGCGCGGGCATATTCAAGCGCCAGACCATCCGGCATGTCCATCTCCAAAATTTCAATAGCATATTCTTTAAGGGTTTGGCCTAACTCATAAGTGCTAAACTTTTCCCAACCATTGTCGCGCGGATCAATTCCGTCGAATATCTCAAGATTGACGCGCCATGTCGCATAATTAGTCCAGCCGTTGTATGTGTTGTCATTCGTCATTTTGTGCTCTCCCCTTGCTAAAGATTGTTTTGCAATATTGCGCCGTGACGTGTCAAGCGTCAATAAAATCAGAATAAGACTGGATCGATTGCGTTGGTAGCAACGCGCGGTCTGTCATTTCGTTATGTATTAAAAGCGCGCGGTCAGCGTCGGAAATTGCGTTTTCGTTTTCAGTCGGCGCGCAATAGGTAGCCCACAAGCTACTTAATTCACGGTCTGATAAACGCTTAACCCAATCTTGATACGCGTTAAATTGCTCAGTCGTCATTTGTCTGTCTCCCGGTTTGCGTCGTCGACGCGTTGTTGATGCAACAGAATTTATAGCATCTAATGGCGTTGTCAATAGGGTGCAAAACATTATTTTGCGTTTTGGCTGAAATTGTCATGGATTGTCGTGTGGGTTGGGGGGTGATGACAAGGGTTAAGTTACTGTCACGCTTAGGGAAATTTGGGTTTTTGTTATAATTGTCAAATTGTCATCTATATATTTTAAGAATATGATGATATATTATATAATACTAATATAAATGTGAACAAGAATCCGCACGCAGAATTGCGCTCACCGTTTTGGTCGCGACTTAAACATCGATGACAATTGACAATCGTGACAATTTGCATGGCCAAGCATTTGACTGGCATGAAATTAAAAGCTAATATTTTTAGGGTGACAATTTGACAAGGTGACAATCATGAACCCGATGACTGACTTGCTTTTTGATACGCTGCACAGCCGACGCGACTTGCGCGATCGCTTAGATCGCTTCACGCGATGGGGTTACATGACAAGAAAACAATCAAGTGAATTGGATCGCTTGATTGCGCCTGGCTTGCCTTGCTTGCTGACCCTGTCTTGCCGGGTAAAGAAAGGCGACGTGCATGTGAAGGTTGGTGAAGGTGAAAGCGCAAAAGAATTTAAGCTAGACGCAAGCGCTTGCGTGCATCGCGCTGCTAGCGTCAAGCATTGTGCGCTGAGTTAATTTACAATCTAACGTTGTGTATTAGATTGAAACACAGAATTGACGGGGGGTAGGGCCCTGCGAAAGGGCCTTGAGTTTGGGCAGGGTCTGCAAAAATTTTTTATTTTTTATAAAATTTGCAAAGCCCCCGATGAAAGGTTATCTTTGACACATGTTTGAATCACTGCCTTACGAACCACGCGAAATCAAAGCCACAGAGGCGCGGCTTCAGCGCATCTATGAAGCTGCCACGTTCGGGCTTAAAGGTGACGCCTTGGCCTTGGCGGCGGGTATGCTGCCGTCAGAGTACCGGCGGCTCTGCCAGATGGACCCTATGGCCGAGATGGCTGAGATGAAGGGACGCGCCGACTCGGAGATGAAGGTCGCCAAGACGCTGTACAAAGCAGCCGAGGAGGGCGACGCCAAGGCGGCGCTGGCGATCTTGCAGCACCGCCATGAGTGGTCGGCCAAGCAAGAGATCAGCGTGGACGTGTACCAGCGCATCTCAATCACACAAGCGCTGGCAGACGCCAAGACACGCGTTATTGAGGGGATAGTAACCAATGGCTCAGATGCCAATCTACAACTCGGCAGACGAACAAGTCTTGATGTCGACCCTGTGGTCGCCGAGGCTGGCTGACGACCCGGAAGCGTTTGTACTTTTTTGTTTTCCTTGGGGCCAGCCAAACACACCGCTCGCTAATTTCTCAGGCCCGCGCAAATGGCAGCGCGAGCGCCTGCGGGAGATCGCCGAGCATATCAAGAAAAACAAAGGCCAGCTCCAGATGGACACGCTGCGGAAAGCGGTCTCGTCCGGGCGCGGTATTGGTAAGTCGGCGCTTGTCAGTTGGTTGATCCTGTGGATGCTGACGACCCGCATAGGATCGACGGTCATCGTCAGCGCCAACTCGGAAGCGCAGCTCCGCTCGGTCACATGGGGCGAGTTGACCAAGTGGACGGCGATGGCAATCAACAACCACTGGTGGGAAATCTCAGCGACCAAGCTGACGCCCGCCAAGTGGGTCTGTGAGCTGGTCGAGCGCGACCTG